AAGTCGTTCCGTTTTGCGTTCAAGCTTGGTGACAACGCTAAGGTCGCTCCTGCAATCACCAGCCGCAAACATCAGGTTTGGATTCAGGAAAATGCCTGAGGACGACAAGAAACGCGAGCAGCAAGCCAAGGCAGACGCAAACCGCCGTTCAGGGCATTTTCAAGTACGCCTTGACAAGCAACTGTCTGCCCAGCTGCAGCACTACGCAGAGCAACGCCATCACGGCGTGATCAACTCTGCGCTGCAAACCATCATCTCTAAATTCTTCAACTGATGCCTGACTTCGCACCCGACGCCTTCAACATCTGGGGCAACTTCAACAAAGACAAAAAGAAAGACGGTCATTACTGGGCACAAATTGACGTGCCTGTAGAAGAGCTTCGCAAGTTTTTTGAATGGGCCAAGACCGCAGAACGCTGTGACGACATTAAAGGGAATGAGTGCGTCAAGCTTCGCGCCAACCTGATGCCGCGCCAAAGTCAAATGGGTAACGATTATCTGCTGATGGCTCTTAGCGATGCCAAGCCCCGCCCAGCTGACACGTCAACCGCTGACTTTTAAGCTTGTGACGAACGAGAGACTAGGAGCGCCCCCGCGCTCCTTTTTTATGAAGCCAACCATCAAGCAGGTCAGCAAGGACGGGATGCTGCTTTGGGAGGTGAGCCACGGCGGGATGGCTCGTTACTTCAAATATGACTGGCAGGCCAACTTCCACTACGAGGCGGCCGTCAGGCTCTACAGGTCAAGGGTGACCGGCAAGCACGGCTAATCCCAGCAGGCCAGCTTGGCGTCAAGTTCACCGATTCTTGTGCAGGCTTGCGCCAAGAGCTTCTGCTGATGAAACGACTGGCGAACAAGTCCTGCGCATAGCAGCTTTAACGCTTCCTCATCGTTGCAGTTGTGAACCTCCCTGACGCTGCGCTCAACCTCGAAAAGCTCTTCGGTCGTGGGGTGAAAGGTCATCCAGTCAGCCCATCCCATAGCCTTGAAGATTCTTATCAAGTCATGCCACAGAAGGCATGACTGTCAAGTGGTTGTTGTAATGGCCTGTCTCGCGATAGCTGCGCAGCGGTGGGGTCATTCTGTGAAACACCATCTGCCCAACCTTCAAGCCTGGGTACAAAGGCAGCGGGTGATGCATTCGCTCGTTTTTCAGTTCAAGAGTTAGCCGCGATCCGTGCCAGCCTGGATCGCACCAGCCAGCAAGCAGGTGATTAAGACCAGATCGTGCGCGGCTTGACTTGAGTACAAATTGACAGCTGATGTCGTCGGGGATGTTAAACAGCTCAAGTGTTTCAGCCAAGCAAAATTCACCCGGCTGCAGCATGAACGGGTCATCCTCTGTTCTGTCTGAGATGTCGATCCGCAGCAGCTCAGGGTCGCAGATGTTTTCAACCATCAGATACAGACCTAGCCGCAAGTCCAAGCTGGCTGGGTTCAGCAACTCTGCGTCAAACGGGACGACCATCTGGCTTTTTTGACACCGAGCCTTGATCTCCCAGTCACACAGAACCGTCATTCGCTGCTTTTAAGTGCAACCTATTGTGCCTCGACAAATATGGCCCAGCCGCTCCTAGGGCCATTCACTTGCCAACGTTGATGGAATGCAGCCTGGCGCACGCTGACGCGATAGCCAGAAAGTGCTGGGTTGTGCGTGCCCCTCTCAATATCTGGCAGGCCCAAAGGGTCCGACATAAGCCAGCTCGGGTCGTTGCTGTATCGCGATTGGTAGCCGTGAAGCACAGACCAATGCCCGCAAATTTCCGTTTCGCTGCCGCACATAGCCGGTTCACCACGCAGCATGTTGCCTCGGTGATACCAGCCGACCATCACAGGATTGCCAGCGTCAATGGCCTCCATCACGTCCTCTGCATCCGCATTGTCTACAAAGCGAACCTGCAGGCCCAAGCTCCTTAAGGCTTTGACGTGAGCGTAAACAGAGGTTGTGTCACCGAAAGGTCTAAGCACAGCTTCATACTGCTCCTGCGTGTTTACGCGCCGGTAGAAGGCGGCGATCATGCTTGACGATGACGTGAAACATTTTCTTGCACCCCCAGGCAGGTCGAGCTGTCTGAAGTAACGAGGCACATAAACCTCCTGGTCGATCCCACTAGCCTTCCACGCCTGAAACCATTCAGCATCTTCGCTGAGCAAATGCTCGGGCATGGCCTCCTCCAGCTGCTTAATGGCAGCCATGCGGTGAGGCACGTCTGGTTTATACCACTCAAAAAACGGCAAGAGCGCGAATCCCATCGCTGTCAGCAGCAGGGTCACTTGGATGATGCCGCACAACGCTTACTTTTCCACTCTCGTGGTCGGATACATGAACTTGACCACATACGAGACGACTTGGTCATCGATTTGCGATTCGGTCGATTCGCTATAAGCGGTCAAAAGATCGACCACCAATTTTTTTACCCCTTCCGATTGCAAGAAACGGAACAGGATTGGGCGGATCAGTAGCAGCATGATTGCGCTTTGAACTGCATCAATACCTTAGTTCCGATTGCTGTGCCCTTCCAGCCGTGCCACTGACTGCTCCAAATTGGCTAGTCGAGCAAAGATCTCTTGATCGCGAGTCCTGATGTCTGCGTGGAGAACATCAAGCCGACTGGCTAAGTTGTCCACGGCAGTGGTCAGACGTATTAACGAGTCGCGGCCCTGCTGGCTCTGCCGGTTCATGCCGGTTAGCCCAGCAGACGCAACACCAACAGAGGCCCCAGCTACAGCAGCCCAGACTTCAACCACCATTCGACCTCTAGCGTCAAACCATCATGGCAGAAACAAAGGAGACAAAGTCGGAGGAGCAGGAGGACCACGGCAATGGGTGGCTAGGCGACTTTGTGCGCCTGACCATCATGATCTGGGCGATGGGCGTAATCACCGCCAACTACCTGGGCATGTTCAAGCAGTCAATCGATGTGACTTTCAGCGCGAGTTTGCTGAGTTCAACTGCTGCCAGCTATGGCCTATCGGTAGGCCGTAACGGTCAAAAGAAGAAAGAAGAGAAGAGCGTTATCGTTGACAACAAAGACACCAAAGCTGGCATCAAATGACCCGGGCACTTTTGGTATTGGGCATCACATTGGCAGCTGCTTTGCCTGCTAAGGCGGACCTCACACATCGACTGAGTAGCAGCGTTCAGTTAGATGTTGGGGGCGCTTCAACCCGCGCTGTTCGTTTGTCAAATAGCTACAGCATCAGCGGAAGCGGAGTTGACACATCAGTCACCGCAGGTGGTAACACCACTGCTGACGCTCTTGGTGGGCTTGGCGCAGCAACCAACGGCGTCAATGCGATCACAATTCCAGACGCAACTCAAAAAACCGCCGGAAACGCTTTTACATTCAGCACCAGCTATTCAGCCGGGGACTTGGTGCCCACGTCAGCCCCGACCGTTGGTGAGGTTCCAGCCTTTGGCGATGTGACCAGCACGGCTGCGGGAACTAATACTGGCTTAAGTGGATCTGTGACCACGGCGGGGACCGTAACGATTGCCCCAGGCGGAGCCAACACCAGTGCCATCGGTCAGGTGATCAGTGAACTGCAGAGCCGCTAGTGCATTACTGCTGCTCATGGCATCTCCAGCAGCAGCTGTGCCTGTAGTGCCGAATTTTTCGCAGGGAATTGTCTCCTCTCACAGCGAGTCAAAGACGGTTGTACGCGAGAGCATTGTCTCTGAGAGCTATCGCACAGGCTTTGAGTACAGCGTCAGCGGAACTGGCGTTGAGCCAACTAGCGGTGTAGTTAGCCCGTCAGCAGGCCCCACGTCACTAAACCTTTCAAGCCGCACAACTTGGAAGCAAACCGTTCCAGGGGCAGCCTTTCAGTTTGCGGAAACCTATAGCGGCCCTGGCCTGATTGAGAAAGTAACGATTGAGCGTGAAACCCTGATTGAAACTGTCGTTGACTCCACCAGCACGTTTAGCCAATGAGAGCAGCTGTTGCAGCCTTTTCGTTTAGCTTTTTGTATTGCTTGCCTGCCGCAAGTCAGGTCAGTGCAACTGCATCTCCGGTGAGTAATTCATCGGGCTCAGTTGTTAATCAAGCGGTTCAAATAACGCCAGGTCAATATCAAAAGTTCAGCTATGGATCCGGGATTCAATGTGACGGAGCAACGTTAAATATCTCGCCGTTTGTTTCGTCCACGCATTCTTTTGGCAAGCCAGACAATCAGTATTATCAAGAGCCGGTCTATGACAACAGCGATAACTATGGCTTAATCGACCCAGAGACAGGGCTGGATGGGCCCGATGGGGTGCCTGACAATCCCGGTCGCGTTCTGTTTATGAAGCCGATGAGGACGGGCTACCGCAGCAACTACAGCAATAATTTCGGCATCACGGCCACCTTCTCAGTGCCATTGGATTCCAGGCCCCTAAATGAGTGCCTTAAATCGGCTCGTGCTCAAAACGATCTGTACCAGCAAGCCTTAGCCGACAAAAGGCTCAACTACGAGATGGGAAGGCTTTCCGCCTGTGCGAAGGCACTGCGTGAGGGTTATGGCTTTGCCAAGACCTCGCCGTTTTATTCCATCTGCGCTGATGTCGTTTTAAAGCCCGTTCCAGTGGAAGATCACACGCACCAGATCATTTACCCAGAGCGCGCCTCAGATCGCGAATGGCTTGATTCCGGTGACGCTGAATCACCCGCCGCTGCTGTAAAGATTCCAGTTTTGCCTTACGGCCAAGCTTCTGATTGA